GTTACTCAAGATTTCCTTGATATCTTTTATGGTGGAAATATTAATAAAGCTCAAGAAAACAATGTCAATAATATAAATTGCTTTAATTGTCTTAATTGCAATAATTGCAATAACTGCAATGACTGCTTTAAATGCTATAAATGCTATAAATGCTATAAATGCAATAATTGCAATAATTGCAATAACTGCAATAACTGCAATAACTGCTTTAACTGCAAATACTGCGATTGCTGCGATTACTGCGATTACTGCTATTTCTGCAATAACTGCAATAACTGCAATGACTGCGATAACTGCGATAACTGCAATGACTGCGATAACTGCGATAACTGTAATGACTGCAATAACTGCATAAATTGCGAAAAATGTAATGACTGCAAATACTGCTATGACTGCTATAACTGCAAGTACTGCAAGTACTGCGAATACTGCTTTAACTGCGATTACTGCGATTACTGCGATTGCTGCGATTGCTGCGATTACTGCGATTACTGCGATTACTGCGATAACTGTAATAGATTATATGCAAAATTTAATCACTCAAATATTAAGGAAAAAGATAATGAATAATGAAGCTATAAATATGATTCTTATGAAAGAAGAAATGAAAAGTAAAACTACGGCTTGGGTACTAGCTTATTTTTTTGGAATGTTCGGAGGTCATTGTTTCTACATTGGAAGAAAAAAACTAGCATGGGCTATATTACTAACTTTTTGTAGTTTTATTTTATCGCCAATAGGTATAATATTATTTTTGTATAGTTTATTTCAAGTTAATTCAGAAATAAGCATGCACAATAGAAGAGTTTTAATGAAATACAAAAATAAGGATTAATATGTTAACAACTATTTTTTTAGCATTTGCTATAAGCAATCAAACTTTAAGCTGTGTTGAACCTTGCTACGCAGTTGCGACTGGACAAACAGTGGAAGAAGTGAAAAAAGATTTGAAATTAATTAAAGTTCATGATCAAATGATGGATAATGATGTTGCTTATTTAATCGTTGAAAGAAAATACAAAAAAGATGATAAAAATGTTTAGTACTCTTACTTGGGTCGCATTATCAGTATCTAATTTTTTTAATTTTTACGATAACAAAGATTATTACTTTGATAAAGAAAAGCCTAACTATCAGGCACAAGTTGAGCGACAATATAAATTAGAGCATAAAAAAAGCCCACAAAGTGAGCCATTAAAAAAAGATAATAAAGTGATGGTTGTCGCCTATAAATAGTGCAACCATCAAAGTTATTTAGATTATTATTGAGCTTTGAAAGCTTCAGTAAGGATGTTACCAACCTTAACTAAGTTAGCGTTAGTTTCAGCCTTATCAGCAGCATGGGCAGCTTCAATTTCTACATCTTTAGCAGCTCTTGCAGTTTGCTCAGCAGATACAGCAGCAACTCTTGCAGTTTGCTCAGCAGCAATAGCAGAATCAAGCTCAGATTTTTCTAAATCATGTTTAGCTTCTAAAGCAACTAAAGCAGCTTGTCTTGCAGCAACTTCAGCAGCAAGTTCGTTGTCGTGCTTAGTTTCAGCAGCGTTAATAGCTGTTTGCAATGAAGTCTGAAGTGCAGCAAGTTCCGCATCATGCTTAGCTTCTAAAGCAGTAGTGATATTAAGAATATCAGTTTGATCTGTTTGAGCTTTTGTAAGTATTTCAGTTAATGAATCAATCGCGGCTGGATCTGTGTTACTTTGCACAAACTCAATAAGATTTCTATTTGAAACATTATCAGCGATTGATTGATGATGTCTAGTATTAAATGCAGTTGCAGATACTAGTATATTGTCTAAATCAGTTGAAATTGACATATTGTATTCTCCTGTTTTTTATGTTAAATTTAATTTGTTGTTAGCATTCAACCAGTTGATATCACTGCTTCTCGGTTGTTTGTTACTTCACTATTTCACTTATTACATTTACAATTCTATTATCAATACTTTCAAGGTTTTGAATATCGTTTTTTACCTTGTTTATTTGAGAGTCTTCTAAAACAATTATAGTCTCTTTTTTTTCTTGTGGTTCTATATTTAAAGTAAACTCATTTATATTTCTATAGATATTAATTACATATTGACTTAATGTGCTTTTATTTTCAATAATTAATATAGTATTTTCATTCATATTATAAATCGCTTATGTCTGTTATGCTTTTTAAAATATCTAACTCAAGTCTTACAGGAACTTTTGAGTCGCCATTTTCAAATAACAAAACTAAATCCCCAACAAGGTAAGACAACCTATTTAAGTTATTATCTTGCTGGTTTTTTAAGGTTATTCTCAAGCTAAATTTACCGTTAATAGCATCATCAATATATATACCATTCCCAATACTAAAGCTCATTACAGTTTTTGAATTGGTGCTTGTCTTGAAGTCAATTTTTGCTTTTGTTAAGTTTTCTAAGTTTATTGGTGTTATATTATCACCCAAACGCCAGTTGAAAACTAACTCAAATAACTCACCAATTTGTAAAGTTTCTCTATATCTGGCACTCATTATACACCCGCATAGATAAACAAGAAGCCATCGACAATTGAAGGTTGTAAGTTATTATGAGATTGACCACCGCCAGCGTTACCAGATGACCCTGTATAATCTAGGTTTCTAGCTGAAGTTGTTCTGGTGTTTGTCTCCTCACTGTCATAAACATCTTTATTACCGCCAAAAATGCTTGGTCCGCCAACAGAAGTTTTCCCGCCTGGGTTAACGTCTGAAACTGTATGGTTATGGTTATGTCCGTGATTAATCGAGTGACCATGTACGGGAATCTCATCTAATGTCAAAGTAGTTCTTTCTTCACCGAAAACATCGCCTACGTATCTACTGGTAAGCCCAGGAGCAGTCCCAGCAGTTACACTCACTCTGCCATTTGCATTAGGCAAGTTGAAAGTTGTCGAACCATCACCAATGCCAAAAGTAACGCCAATCACATTAAAAAGCAAAGCGTATGTTGCTCTAGATACAGCTTGACCATCGCACAATAACCAACCAAGACCAGGGCTATATGACACAACTCTTCGCTTATAATCTCCAATCTCAATACCTGGGTAGGTAGGCGATATATCATCAATCATTGCTTTTGTTATCGCATTTTTGGGGTTGCTTGTATTTATGATTAAAGCATCTCCATTTGCAACGAATATATCTCCATCAGCCATCGTAAGATTACCGCTTCCGATAGCAACAAACATATCTCCAGTCTCTACATCTGTAGCATTATTGAGATAATTGTTGGAAGTTGTGTCATAAAAAGTAGCAGGTAATGATATAGTGCCTCTATATGTAACACCACCAGCAGTAGCATTACCAACTAAGTTTTTAACAGCATTAACCGTTGGAAGCGTAACATCGCTATCAAATGTAATAATATCATCAGGCGCAACCCTTGAAGCATCAAGTAAAGCTCCAGAAGTTTTATCAATTATGTTTTGATCTGTGGCAATTTTAGCTTCTATATTCCCAAAAGTTAAATTACTTGACATTATATATGTACCTCCAGTTGACCTGGCAAATCATGAGAATAAACCCAAATTCCTTTACCATTACTAGCTTTATGGTCTAACCATGATACAATACCATCTTTAGCTTGCTTTACTCCTAAAGAATAAGGCTCTACAGTTGGAACAACACCACTATCTTGAGTTGTAACAACTTGCAATACAGAGTTACCTTCATTACTAGTAGTATAAGAAACATCATCTGTTAACCCCAATAAAGCCTTAACATCAACCCAGCTATTTGCTGGAATAACAACTCTAGCCATTTTTATACTCCTATATCTATTTTGTATTTTTGAACTTTTTTATCTGTCATATTATTAATTTCTTCCTCGATTTCAAATTGCTTATCAATAAGTTTTTGCAATGATACAGCTTTTATATTTATTATATTTTGTAAATCTTCATTGCCAATTAAAACTTTCTTATTAGTAGCATCACGCCAAAAAATATTACCAATTAAAGATAACGCGTCGCTCATTCTTAATATTGATTGACTATCTGTTTGATACAAACTACTATTATATTCAATCAAATCTAACTTTATAATTTCATTATAAATAATATCTTTAAGCTCTCTTAATTTACCTGCTCTATCAGTTACCCATTTACCATCTACAAAATTAACATCGTATTTGCCAGTAGGTTCAACTAATGTAAATCCTTCCTTAATTTCTCCTAAATAATCTACAACAGAAGGAGAACCGCCAAGAATGTTATAAACAGTCGTTCCGCGATTATCGATAACATTATTCCATTCTTGTTTTGCTTCGTCGAATATAGAAACATAGCCATCTACTAAGTTAGGTTTTATTAATGTAGATTGCCCAGGAATCATCCATACAACAGGGTCTTGCCCTATTTCTGCTGGACTTTCTGTTGCAACACCATCATAATAAAATTCATATTCTACAAAATTATCAAATTTTGTGGGTTTACGGTGCCAAGTCCAACACGGAGTTTCTTTTAATTTAAAATTATTTTCCATTTTTTTCCCTATTTTTTAAATTATTATGATGCTTTAATTAAATATCTTACAGACATATTTAACGGTCTATTTTCAGTTGCTGTAGGTACAACTAATGAAGCATCAAAACCTCTAACAATGTGGGCTTGAGAAGTTGCATTTGAAGCTGAACCAAGAGTAGAATAAAATGCCCCTGTAGCTCGACCTGTACCGCCTAACTGAAGAGCATTAATATTACCACCGGTAATATTTCTTATTGCATCCTGTTGCACGATGTTGTAATCATTAGAATTAAAACCTTTACCTCGAGCAAATAGACCTCGCATATCAATTACATTAAAAGTTGTCGAACCATCGCCCGCACCGTACTTAGTACCCCATTTTGCAAATAATAATGGATACACTGATCTTGAAACGGCTTGACCTTCCGCTGGAATATATCCAGTGAAAACTTCGCCATCGTAAGAAATTATACCAGAACCGACGGGGTTTAGCGTATCAGTTCCACCGCTGATGTCTTTCCATGAAGACCAACTTCCGGTATAAAATCCACGAACATATACTTTATTAGCATTTTCCCCAGCACCCACACCAGAATGAACTATATAAGTATGTGTAACTTCCGAAGATCTTGTTACGATTAGTGTACCAGAGTAATTTATTGGATAATTATTACCTGAAGTATTTGAATCTAAACTTTGATAGTAAATCCCTGCATTAGATAATGATGAAAGCGTGTTTAAATCAGTTGTACCTAAATTTATCGCACTTTTTGGGATATTTCCTATTAGTTCATTATCAATCAACTTACCGGAAACAAAAGGGTTCATCCATTTATTGGTATCAGTCCTTGCAATCGCTTCTGCTTCACTAGCAAAATCTAAAGTTTGGAATAAACTCCATTTTGTATCATCTGTCGGGAGAGCTGTGTTGTTATTAACTTTAGACAAATAAACACCATCATTATATCTTACGGCAGAATATATTTTATATTCAACAGGGTTACCGTTATTATCTAGCTGATAATAATCTGGGTAACATTGATCTAACCATTGCTTAGTGTTAGATGTAATTGTATTAAATACACGATTCATATTAGAACGACTTAATGATAATGCTGTTGGGTCTGTTATGACATCTCTATCATATAATTCAGTCCAACCCTGCTCTTGCGAAACAGATCCGTTGCCCTGAGCATCAACAGGAATATCTGTTTTATCTCCATTCTCAGCCCATATTCTATCTAAATAATTTGACATTAAATAATTCCTTTTATAATTTAAATCCAAACATAATTAACACTAACTCCAGCAGGTATTGGTAATAATTCATAGTCAATCATAGCATTATATTTAATTGGATTGGTATTAATACTATCTACATATATTGTAACACTCATATTCAAGTTATCAATAGCATAAGAAGCATCTCCTAATATTGACTTAACAACTCTATCAATTTCTAAAATAGAATTTGGTGCAAAAAAATTTTGATATTTTAATTTAACTACTAATCTCTTTATTTCTACAGATAAACCATTATCATCTCTTATAACTGGAGCAAAATTTGAATTAAAAAAATTATTATTAAAACTACCAAAACCAAAAATATTATTTGTACGCTTTGGTTTTGGTGGAACAGTAAAATCAATATTGAGTATTATTTCCCATATGCGTAAACCAAAATCGTTAGCAGTATCAACATTAAAAACATTTGTATAAAAGTCATCAATAAAACTTATAACATTTGTATTTAAAAAATCTTGATTGTTTTTTATTAATTTATTTAAATGTTTTGCTTCATTATATTGCCATGATATATTTTGTAATAAATCTATTGATACATCAAAATTTTGGATATCACTCATATAAGTACCACTTCAATTAAAGTTTCGCTTGTAAATGGCTTTTCATATATTTCTATAGGTATTGTTTCACGCTGAAATACATCTACAGATACTTTAGTTATTTGACAATCAGAAACAAAAGAACCACTGTCTACAGCTACATTTGCAGATAACTCAAGAGGAGATACATCAACACCAACTTTGAAACCATTATTTCCTACTTCTGAGTTAACATATTCTAGTATTGAGTTTTTAATTTCTGCCGTGGTATCAATTGCACTTGAACCTACTTTTACTATTATTTTAATTTTAATTGGTATTATGTTTGGTCTATCAAATAATACTGTGTAAGGTTGTCCGCTAGCCGAACTAGTGAATGTAACAGTTTGATTAATTCCTCCACCATGGTTATAATCGCAACCAACGGATTTATACTCTTCTAAAGATTTAGCTATTTCTTCATTATCTCCACCATCTACACATAAATATAATGATTTTGGCAATAAAGTTACATTATTAATAATTTTTGAAGTATCTTTATCATTTTTTATAAATGTCAAAGAATCAACATCTGCTAGTGAGTCTATGCCTGATATAATTGAATTTACAGTACCTTTTGAGCCTTTTGCAAGTGTCAATATTCTATCTGCTCTAGCTGATATATCTGATTGTATATCAACCCCAAGCACGCCTACTGATGAGTTATTTATAGTCTCCCAACCAAGAACACCACCATCACCAATGGATGTTAAAGAATTAGCTGGACATGGTATAGAACCTTTTGTTTCGCTTGCAAAACTGGCTTGTATCGTGCCAGATACTGGTATAGTTATATTAGCAATTAACTCGAATCTATCCCCAGCAGTTGTTACAGCTACAGATCCGGCAGGTATTAAAGTTCCATTAACACCTCCAATAGTAGCCACAACAGTAGTACTAGTTGCTTGGCTTCTTTCACCATCAGTCAAAGCCCAAAGAGAATCAAGAAATTTGCCACCAGCAATTCTAGGGTTTATCTGATTTGCAAGCAATGCTAAAATTTGCTGTATATTTGATCTTGTTGTAGTATCTGATGATATTAATATGTCAGCAATACCATTTTTAGTATCAAGATCATCTCCAAAATTTAGCAAATACTCTTGTGTTACTTCATCTTTAATGTCTGATGTATCAGCAATAACGACACCACTTTCTTGAATATAATTATATGACATTGTTAATATTACCTAATCCAAAAGTAGTTTTTATAGTAGCAGTATACTTAAATTCATTATCTGTTGCAACAAAATCAAAATTAGAAACCTCTAAAACATTATCTACTTTTTCTATTGTTGAAATTATTGCAAGCCTTGCTTGTGCTAAGTTTGGTACACCATTCCAGATAATATCAAATGCTGGTATACCATCATTCTGATTATATATTTTCTCGCCTATAATTGTAGAAACTGCACTTTCGCAAGATTGTAAACAAGCATTTAATCCACTAACAATGGATATATCATTTCTTGAATTTAAAGTTAAATCATTATTTTCGTCTCTTTCAAATGAAATCATTTATTTATTCCTCGCTTATTGCGGTACTGATGTTGGCTTATTGTTTGTCTCGATATGCACATGAGTACTACCAACATTCACATTATTATTTAGCATTGTTCCAGTCGTTGAAACATTGCCTTCTATGTTAACATTACCATCGATATTTATTGTAGGAGCTTTTATTTTAATACTATCAGAACCTAAACTAATCTTAACAGAATTATCAAAAGATTGTAAAACTAAATTATTATCATCTTCATCATCTATCGTATAATTATTATAATTAATAGTATCGGGAATAAAAATAGAATCTTCAAATGTTATTTTTCTTTTAGTGTTAGGCACACTCTCTTTAAAGCTTTGTTTGAATAAGCTTATATCTCTATCGCAAGATCTTATATACCCAAAATCTCCTACTTTCACGGGCATATGGATTATAAAACCACCAGCAGACAAATGCTGTATCGGCACATTGAATATTTTAGCTCTTTGTATATTTTCAGAATTAGCTAGTATTATTTTAATCAAAGGTAACACATTAACACTATTTTTATCTTTATTTACACTTAATACAACACATGGCAGTCTTATATTCATGCTTTGTTTAAACTTATCTAATACAGTTTTAAAAACACCTTCTAAAGTATTCTCATTGCTTTCACTTGTGCTTATTGTATTAGGCATTGTTTAAATTCCTTATTCCATCAATTGAGACATAAAAAGACTTGCCTCGATTTTGTAAATCATAAGTAAGCCTATTAATTAACCACGAACCATTTGCGTTTGGATTGAGTGAGCTTTCAATATTAACTATACCACCAATTTTAATATCATTATTAAAGAGTGTCTTAACAACAACTCCCCTTTCATTTATTTCCGGTATTCCTACCATTCCATTTCTTTGAGAAATATTGTATACATAACCAGTCAAAGCTGTATTTTTATTTCTTACAATTAGGTTATTATCATCAATATAAGCATTAATATTTATTAATTCATTTAACTTTTCAACTTCCTTTAGTTTACTTCCCGAATACGAATAACTGCCAATATTTCTATCTGTTGCTTCAAAAATTAAATTCAAACCTAGACTGCTAGCTATTTGTTGACTTAATACTGATAATCTTATTAACTCTCCTCCGCTACGAATACTTGTCTCAACTTTTTGAATTTCTCCAGAAAAAGTTTGAAGTGTTATTTTTATGTCTGGTGGTTGTGATACTGATACCATCCTTATACCACCAGAATAAATTAATGAATAACCTGTACTTTCCCTGCCTGCATATACATATACTTTCTTGTTAGATATTTGTCTATCTAAAACATTAGTCTCAGTTAATATTTGATTTCTAGTATCTTCATTTAAATTAGCTATAGATATACTGAATTCATTAGGTATTTCATTTGATGACTTTGAACCTGTTACGGATATATCTAAATCAGTATAACTTTTAATTTGATCTCCGATTTCTATATCAATTTTTAATAATCTTTTATCCATTTGCCAACTCTTCATTTGTAGCATAATATAAAAACTGACTAACATTAAATTTATTATAATCAGGAAACTCATTAGATATTGAATAAAATATAAAATTACCATTTGTTTGTTGATATTTTGATTGTATAAGAAGAGTATTAGCAATTAATAATTGATTGCTTATTATCTCAACTTTATCACGAAAAACACTATAAAAAGTAGACTTGCTTGTCGTTCTAATTACAATCTCATATAATTCTTGGTCATTCTGATATTTCAAAGATTGATTAGGCTGTATATCTAAATTTAATTTAATCATGCTACAACACCTACTATTTTTTGTAATATTGTTGATTGTTGTTGTGAAGAAACAGCAACACCATTCTGAATACCTTTTTTAGATGTTGATTTGTCTTCATCAAATTTAGCATTATAAATAGTATTAGTGCTTAATACATTAAATTGCATTAAATCTAAGTTTATAATAATACCACTTTTAGAGCTTTCTACATGTGGCTTACTTTCAATAAGCATATTTTTATATACATTAACTTTCGTTTGTATTGTAAGTAATGTACTACTTCTATATGCTGTATCGATATTTTCAAAAACAATATTATAGTTAGCTTTAGATAATTGTAATATCATTGATATTTTTATCAAATCAAAAACTTGATGATCGGCTGTTTTGCTTCCATCTTCTAGGGGATGTGTCATTAATTCACTATTGTCAGAAATATTGATAGAAGTACATATTGCATCAACGAAAAGTTGCTCATATGTATCGTTATCAAATATACCTGTTAATTGCTCACTGCTCGATAAAAAACCATCTATAAACATAATTAAGCCTCGATTCCGTCTTCAAATGTAGCTGTAGTACGCTTTAATTGATTTTCTAAACTAGCACCAATTTGATTGCTAATACTATCAACATCTGTAGCCTGTGTACTAATTTCTATTTTATCTATATTAATATTTTTTGTAGACTGTCTATTTGCTGTGCTTAAATTAGATATAGAATTACTTGTCATATTATTAAGTGGCGATGTTTGTTGCTCTATAGCAGAGTATATATCACTTTTATCAAACATATCTGAGTTCATAGGAGTTACTTTAGCAGGCAATCCTAATGAAACTCTTTTTTGAGATGCAATTTCATTTAGTCTATCTTTTTCAGTTGTATCTTCTTTCAATAAACCCATGAAAACAAGTGCTTTTTTAATATTTGCGATTAAGCTTTCAACATAACCAAATACACCCTCAATCGCTTTTGTAAGAGTAACAGCAAAGAAATTAAGCAAAGGCTTAAATGCGTTAAATACATCTCCAGCAACCTTTACACCAAGCTTGAAAAACTCTTCAATAAAATAAATAGCAAACCCAAAAGCATTTGATATTGCACTTCCAAGATTTTTAATAGCATCTCTTATTGACTCAATAGCTTCATCAGAAAAACCAAGCCACTTAAATAAATCTTCGAATGCACTTGATGAACCTCTTAAAAAAGCAGATATGTCTTCATACAATACGCCGAATGTCACTATAAGACCAGCAATAACTGCACCTATCAAATAAAATGGTGAAAAAGCGATTACGCTTGCAATAGCAAAATTAGTTATCGCAGGTAAAGCATACGCAGTTATCGCAACACCTAAGCCAATAAATATACCTTTCATCAAGTCTTTATGCTCGGACATGAATTCTATGCCATCTTGCAACTTGTTTAAGAGATACCCAACTACAGGCAATATTTCTGCCCCTAAAGTCACAAATAATCCTCTAAAAGAGGTTTGAGTATCTAATACTGTAGTATTAAATTTTTGAAATATTCTAGCCTGCTTATCAGTTATACTAAACAACTTTTTTTGTGAGGAAACTTGTTTTTCAACTTCAATTCTACCTTCTTGTAATAATCTTATAGTAGCTTCATCAAGTCCTAATTTTTGCCCTATCCCAGCACTTTCTGACTTCGGCATTGTAGAAAAAGCATCGGCAAGCTCAGGTAAGGTATCAAGTACACTTTTAGCTTTTCCGTTAGCATCAACCATACTAATACCTAGTTGTTGCATATATGGGAGTATCCCAGTATTACCAGTAGTTACAAATTCATTAAAGCTACTATTAAGACTTTTAACTATACTTTGAAAACCACTTACAGATCCACCAGCCTTTACTACAACTTCTTGGTATGCTGATAGCTCATTTGCACTTATCCCATACATATCGGCAGTACTTGCCAAATTATCAATATAATCAGATGTTTGAGAAATGCCTTTTGATAAAGCTGTGAAGCTTAATAATGCAGTTAATGCACCTCCAGCCGTAGCTATAAGTGTTCCAAAACTACCAGCCATAGCAGTCGCTGTTTTATCTGTTGCTTTTAATCCAGCATCTAATTTTTTGTTTTGTTTTTCTGCTTCTTTTTCGCCTTTGATTAAAGATGAAGTATCAGCTTGAAATAAATATAGAAAACTTTCTGCAATTGCCATTATTAAATAACCTTAATTTATATAATTGTATTATACAATATTTTATTAATTTATTTTATTATTTCTTTTTGCTTGCTTTATTTTGTGCGTAAATTTCTTTTGAAATATTAACTTGTATAATCTCGAGCATATTTGAATAGTCTTCATAATCATATATTGTACTAAGCTCATACAATGTTGCGAACTTATTTGTTATTATCGAAGCAACTCCAGCATCAATATTTACATATTGATATGGTGAGTCATCGGTACCGTTGTATAATCTACACTTTTTCCTAATTTTCATAAATTCTATATTATAAAGAATTAACTGTGTTTCTATCCTTAAAAGTGTCTCTGCATCAGTAATATATTTATTGATTTTATCTTCATCATCTAAAATAATATAACTAGCACCATCATAGTAAGATACATATCTTAATAAACTCAATAATGTTTCATTATCTATTTTTGGAATATTTTTACTGTCAAAAGGATATATTTTCAGAATGTCAATAAAATGAAGTGCAGGTATTCTGCTAATTTGGTATTTTAATTCAATATCATCAATATCTTTAATTTGTATAATCTTGGGCTTTATTAACATTATTAATCCTATTATGTTAAATTAAAGACAAGTGATATTATTTTTTCATTTTAGCGTAAATATCGAAAGCGGCCACTTTAAATTTATTAACACAACTATCAACAAAACTATCATCTTTTATTTTACTTACAAAAGAAGATAAAAATCCTCTACTTTTTTCAAACTTTAAAAATGGGAAATTGTATTTAAACATTTCTAGCTCTATTAGCATTAATGTTGTAGTATCTGTAACATATGAGTTTATCATACGAATGCCTGTTAATGCTATCGGTTCATCGTTGCCATTGTATCCCTCTACATAACTCATAAGCTTAATCATTAAGGTTTCATTTACCTTGTAATCTCCTACCTTTGGAATTAAAGATGATGGATATCCAGCCAAGATCTCTCTGCCAACAATCGCAGGTAAACGACTAATATTGAATTTTAAAATTTCGCCATCGATATTAGTTATCTCTATTAATTTAGGTTTTATTAGCATTTTGCTTGTCCTTTTTAAATATTATAATTAACCTACTTTATTTTCAAATTTAAAAGTATAACTCTTTGATTTAATTTTGCCATTACTTGCAATAGAAGGTCCAGCACTACCAGTTATTATAACGCCATTTCTAAGAACAATAGGTCTTAGATTAGGATATATAATAGTAGCCGTGATAGAATCATTAGCAGATGCTTTTCCTTTAGCACTTCTATTTGCTTCATGTAATACACTTAAAGCTATATCATCATCACCATTTGGAATTACAGCCAAAGTAAATTCGATTGGTTGCGGAGTAGTCCATGACACCATGTCGCCATTAACGCCCATCGCAGTCTCTGTTAATTGTAAATCTGCGAAATCAATAGGGTCTACATCATCCGCGAGTTGAGTTATTGGAAATCCTACAGGAAAAGTCTTACTTCCTGCGACAATAATTGTAACGCCATTACCTGAAATATCTGCCATTTTATATCTTCCTTATATTAAATTAGTATGTGTGAACCAGTAATTTTATTTATAGAATCTGATTTGCTGTATATAATTGTGTAATTAGCTAAGTATTGCACAACGCCATCAACTGTCTCAGATGTAAGCTCAACATTTAGCCAAAAACCCTGCTCTTGAACACTTCTGTAAGCGTTTTCATCATTAGATATTTGACCGATATATAACTTTTGGGTGTTAGTTAACGGCTTGCCTACAGATATAACGCCATTATTTAAAGCTTCTTCTATAATATTTTGCAGTGTTAATGATATTTGACCAGCTCCGCTAGCGTTCCAAGGTATTTGCTCTAATGCTAGTTGTAGTTCAATTAGAGCTGAACCGCACGCACCTTTGAACCAAGCTTCATTTACGAATATATTTTCATAACTAGGGTCTACAGCAAGACCCATCAAATTACCTCTTTGATAGAAAGATATATTTTGACCTGCTGTTTGAGTTTGACCATAGTAATTTATTCTTAAATTATCTAATACATTAGACTGTGCAGTCTCTGTAACTGAAGGTGTCAAGCTAAATTGTTGATACATATAATTTTTTACTGAATTAGCTTTTGAATAATCAGTTGATGCAGCAATACAAGCAGGCATCATTTCATGGTACTCATTAGCTACACTAGAAGCCAAAATAACATCTACACCGCCATAAATATTTAAAGCATCATAATGAGCTTGTGCATCATTATAACTTGTAGAAGTTAGATATAAGTATCCATTATTTTGTAACTTAGTCCATTGAGCAACTTCTAATTTACTATCAATAGTAAATGCATCAGTAAATAAGAATGTTATAAAATTGGAACTTATATTGATCGTATTGTCTAGCGTTTCTGTTATTGTTTTTTCATTTAGACCATCAGAAAATATAGCTGAAGCATTCCATTCTAAAAGATTTACAATATCAGTACCAGATAAAGATGATGACACGCTAATTGTAGAAGTTACAGCATCACCACTGATCAAGTCAAAAGATCCTCTAGTAGCATTATATGATACTGTAGCAGTAGCGAATTGAGTATCTGTAACAAGCTGTATTTGTGTTTGTATTAATAATGCCACATCCGATAAACTAACAGCAAGTGAAAAATCAGTAGTGATTAAATTAGTAACGCCACCTATCTCTAGATTAAATGTAGCGTCTGAAATAGTAGTAAAATCAGTTAATACCTTTTGATTTTTACCGCCAAAAATCAAAGCTTTAGAATCAGTAGGATTATATTTATAAAAACTAATTTTATTTGGAGATGTTATGCTTTTAGATACAAAGCTAAAATAAAAAGAAGCTCTTTTATATTCTTCTGAACTAGTACCGAAATACAAACCAACCTCAGAAGCAGTGTCAAACTCTACAACTGTGTTAGTTGGTATTATTGCGTTGCTACTAATAATTCTAAGAATTGGCTCTACTCGTGCTACAGAAGCACCAGCACCAACGCCCGATGTTATATCAACGTATTTTATGAAATTAATTGCCATTTTAAACCTCGTTTATTGTTTGATTAATTTTATCTACTTTATTTATATTATATTCCAATTCTTGAGTATGTATAATAACAAAATCAAAGCTAGGATTATATTGGTAATTATCTGCACTATTAATAAATGAAGTATTAACAATATTATTTATTCTAAGTATTTCTAAATTATTTTCTTTTAGTATATTAATTGTTTCTGTACTTTGCAATATCATTTTAACATATTTGCATAAGTCTTTTGCCGTTATAGTAAGATTTTCTATGTCTTGCTTTAATATTGTATTTATTTGAAAAGTTGTTTCTGATACTTGTAGCTCTTTATATATCAATTTATTTAATTCTTTATCATATGTTGAATTGCGACCAGTAAAGCCAATATCGGTATCGCCAATATTAAAGAAATAAACGGTATTTTCGTTTATACCTTGCTTAGTTGGCTGATAATTAAGCAAAACATTTGCATCAATATTAAGTGCTGATAAGCCGTTTATAATTATATTTCCGATAATATCATTAATATCATAATCTAACACAAAGAACCCCACTCCAGCCGTTATAAAAAAACCAATCTTCTTTATCTAACACCTGATAAGTATCATCGCCATATAATATTCTGTCGCTCGATGTATTTGTATCAATTTCTGTAATTTCTGTATCAGTATATAAAATTCTATAATGCTTATTAATATCTAGCCCACGCTGGGAATATAAGTTTGATGATACAACTTGAAAGCTTCCAGATATTTGGACTGGATCATCATAAGTAGGAACAATAACAAAACCCTTTCCAGTAACATTGCCAAGAAATTTTTCGTGAAAAATAACATCATTGCCTAAAGAACCACTAATTGCTTTTGAAGCAATCTTATATAAATTACCTATCATTTAGACACCTCATAATTAACCGCATCGAGCATATAACCAGTGTCAATTAAAGGCTTTGAAAATCCCTTTTTATCAATTGTTGACTGTGCTAATGCTGGAGCTGTTAAATCTTTTATTGATGTTTTTATATCGCCTTGAACGACAGACCCCAAAGTATCGAATGAAGTCTTAAAATCGCCCCCACGAGCGAAGTCTTTCTTAATCATGAAATCGAAAGTCTTCTTCCATTCATTAGCCTTATTCAAAGCATTTCGCATAAATGGTCGTGGAGGTTGTCTTTTTTGTGGAACGCCATACTCGTTCGACATTGCAACCTCTGCAACGCTTGTGCCATCCTCATACTTAGCACTTGAAAGAAAACCAACCTGTACTTTCATATTAGCTAAATTATTAGCCATTTTTTTAATATCAAGACTAGTTTTTTTATTAACTTTCATTACCTTCTAAAACCAAGTGTTGCAGTTGAACCACCAATATAATATCCACCAGCAGACCAAAGACTAAATAATGCTAAAATCTCTTCGCCATATATAGTTTTATTTAAAAAATATTGGAATGAAGTTTTATTTAATCTAGCTTCGAAAGATACTGATATTTTATCAATACTAGTACTTGATACAATGCCAGCATTACCACCGCCATTAGACGCATTATCAATTCCAATCTGTAATATATGTGCAGTCATTATATATAAAACATATTTAAGCCTACTCTCAGTCAAATAACAACTAGTATTATTTGATATAAACATTTCTGCACTTTCAAATGCTCTCAATACAATATCATCAGATATACTATCAAATATTGGATATTTAATTCTGAATTCTACTATATCAAATACTATGCTAGACATATTATTCCTCTACAACATCAGCTTTTAAATTTTTCAAATCTGATTTATTTTTTTGTGCTGATTTATCTTTTTTAGTCATATTTTTAGATATTTTATCTTCATCAAACTGTTTGCTTTCAACAGTTAAGAAACCTTTATCAAGATGTTTTTTGAAATGGCTATTTGTTTTTAATAAATTATATTCATTTTCATCTAGCGATGTTAACACTCCTGATTTTGTTAATAATGTTAACTTATTTGCAACATTTGCCTTGCCTGCTATTGTTATCTTTGATTTTGCGATACCATTTTCATAATTAATATAGTCATTGTCAGAACTCATTGTAGAGTAAACATAAAATTTTGCCATTTTTAAAAATATCCTTTAGTTATTGTTATAATTATTATTATAGCAGTAAATAAATATTACATACTATAATAATATTATATTATACTCCAGTCGCTCTGTAAACACCCCAAGGGCGTTTAACAAGAACACCAGCTACAGCATTTATGAAACCTTCTTGATATCCGCCAACGACTTGACCTCTACCAATTGACATGAACTTTTCAGAAATTAATCCCTCTACAGTGTTGCCATTATCTGTAGAATCGCCACTAATATTATCAGCATACATATAGAATACATTAGCCCCACCATTGGCACCATCAAATTCAGGTACAAACTCAATTCTACACATTGGATATGTTTCTTTAATCCATTTTTGAATTGATATTCCGAATTCATTAACATTTGTCAATGTTCCAGCAACAGCTAAAGAGATTGAGAAAGTAAATGAATCCATTGTCGGGTCGAAGTTACCACCACTTGAAAGTTGCAATGCTGTGATAGCATTAACAACATCTAGTTGCTTTTCTTGGAATGTCTTAGTTGACCATTCTGGAGTAGCATTCGCACCGTTAGGCAATGTTTGATAAGCAGGTAGGTTAGGGTCGTTCAATAAACCATAAGTTTTATTGTTACCACTATTATAACCAAAGAAACCAACTGTATTACGAGCTATTTCTAAAGCAGTAACAGCTGATGACATTCTTGCCTCTTCAGGATTACCGCCCGATTTTGTTATTCTAGAATCCGCAAGAAGTTGTGACTGTGTTCCGACAACAAAACGAACTATACTTCTTCTTTCATAATCTATGTTGTAAGAAGTAAAAGGAATATTAACATCATCACTATAGCCGATAGCTGTAGCAGTACGCTCTTGGATCATTTGAACGATTTCTTCATCTGACCAATCGCCGATCATTGTTTGACCAACAAGTGTATCAATCTTTCTGACTGTAGTTAAGTCTTTAACTATGCCAGGTAGAAAATTTCTTAGGTTAGAAATGTTAGCAGATACACCACCACCAATGAAAGACTCTTGTGAATCCATTGCGTAAACATTTTCATTAATACCGAAAGCTGGAAGCATTCTCATGTGATTAACATTGTTACAATCAAATGAATTTACTTGCTTCAATTCCTTTGATAAAAAACTTGCTTTAATTTTATTCATAATTTTAACCCTTTTTTAATTAATTAATCAATTCTAGTACACATAAACCATTAGAAGTCGCAGGATAATAGAATATTTTACAATTTTCGATTTGAGTTTGATCAGCTCCAGCCGTACCAACACCTAAAGCACCTGTAGCATCAACGAAATAAACACTATCTCCAACATTACCAGCACCGCCAACATCAGCCCATACTCTACCCATTTTAGATAGTGAAGCTTGAGTTGAGTTAGCAACAACATTAGTAGCACCAAGACCGATATTAAAATTAGCATACTGTTTTGGATTGACTAACAAGCCAACAAAAAGACCAGCACCACCTGCAACAGCAATACCTTCAGATGATGAAGTGTAAGCATGACCTACAACATTATCAACGGCACCACTTTCCAGCACATAAGTGTCTACTTTTTTTGGGCTATTATCGTAGAATTCTCCTACGACACCATTTGCAAAAGTTTTATTTACTTGAGTTTGCATATTATTATTTTCCTTTTTTTTATTTAAAGATATTATAACTTGGTATAAATTTACTATTTTGAAATTGTGAATCCATAGCGACAGTATTATTTACCTTGCTAGAACCTGCAAGATACCCTTTTAATGTAGCAATCTCTTGACCTTTATCTGCTTTAATGTCTAATTTTTTAAGACCGTAAGAAACAACCTCTTTTAAGTCCATATCTAAATGGTCGAAAGATCCAACCACTTTTGAAATTTCACTAGCTAGTTTATCTCTTCTTTTGAACTCTGCTTTTAAAGATATTTTAGCATCCATAGCAATATCTTTCTTTTCTTCTTCCATATCAGTAGCTTTTTTGTCTAAATCTTCTTGAGATTCATCTTCAACTACTTCAACATTTTCTTCTTCTTCTTCATCTTCTACCTCTTCTTCGACAACTTTTTTGCTGTCTATTTTTTCAGATAGATCATTTATTTTTTCCATAATTGGCTTCATCATTTCTTCTAAAGCTTTTAGTAGTTCATCATTCATTATAGGTATTTCTCCTGTTGTTATGTCATTATTATCAAATGTTATTATTGCAGAATCGCAAACGCTAACTTCTTTGCCCATACGCCCATTATCAACAAGGGCAACATGGTTACCTCTCAATTTTGTTTGTATGGCATCATATTTTTCGCCATTAAAAATACCTTCTTTAAAATCGTATTCACACCTATAGCCAAGTGATAAATCTTTTTTTCCTCCGTCAATAAGAGTTTTTAAAGCGTCGCTATAAACTTTTAAATTACCAAACAATGTATCATCATCAAAGTATATGTCTTCGCCTGTAGTACCTTGAACTCCTTTGTTCTCTGCTGGAGTTGCATCAGTACCAAGCATCTCATGATCATCAATCAACGGAACTAATTTAAAGGAATCAATAGTTTCTTTATTTGATAGCTCCTCAGCTGGGCGATATACTTTATATATTTTATTAGGATCTTCTGCACCTATAGAAGAACCTAAATATTCAAAAATACCAGCCTTAGAAATAGGGCGTCTATTAACAGAAACATACCCATTATAATCTTTTTCTAATTTATTCATAATTAATATTATAAACCTTATTTAATTTTAAGATACATAAATGTTTTAATATTGTCAACAATTAACCTTAATAATTTAAAATAATTAACTAAATTCAATGACTGGAGTCTTAAAACATCTGCAATGTGGTAACTCGGCTGGCATTACTTTTTGTTTTGCGTCTCTATCGTATGGCGGGTCGTTAAGGTCATATATTTGCCCATCGAATTCAATATGAGTTTGTCTTTGTGTCTTCCCTGCACTTGAATGATTCCATCTAAATTTAGTTATTCCGTTCTGTCTCATTCTTGCTTCATCAAGTGTAGAGTTTGTTTTTCTTGTTTGGTCCAATGCAAGCAATCGTGCGTTTCTTCTTGTCTTACCACTTAATGCTTGAAGTTGCGGTATTAAGTCTTTGAGTCCTTCGCCTTGGGTTATGCTTCGATAAGTATATCCTGCCACTTCATCTAGATACTTAGATTGTATGCTTCTTATATAGCTCGAAGATTGACTCGCACTAGATTTTAATATCTCTTTTGTTTCGGAACTCAAGTCTTTAACATTGATTGATAATCCACCGCTTAATTTCTTAAGGCTATTTTTTATTTGTGCTTTAGAGTGATTATTGACTGCATTAACCATATAATTAGCAATGCTATTGCCCTCAAGATTAAACATAGAATAAAATTTATCTTCTAGCTTGTTTAAAAGTATTCTAACTTGACTGGATATACTCGCATCTTGTGCGAAGTATGCTGGGCTTTCTTTTTTAAATAACTTAATAACTTCACTTTCAAACTCTTTAATCATTTTATTAGTTAGTCTTTCAACTTTTCTAACTGTTTTTTTTTCAATATCATGATTTGGGCGTAAAGGTTCGCCTACGATAACATTAGGGTTAAATTGTTTTACCCATTTTTGTTTTTTGTTTGATAGCTTTAAATTTTTAGCCATTTTTATAATTCTTCAATATTTTCTTTTTCATCAATATCGCTATAATCACTATAATCATTATCATCCTCATCAATCATGCCAAAATAAGGAGAATTCTCATCATCTGTCAACTTCTTTTTAATACCACCTTGACCAAGTATTCCAGCATTTGTATAATTAATATCTGTTCTTGATTTGATTTCATCAATCTCAGTTCTTTCTTTTTCTGTGATAGCATCTAATTCATTCCATTGAATATAACCATTAAATTCAATGTTATATTTAGGCTTTATCTCCGATCTAATCAATATCTGATAATGTCTATCCAGCAATGGTTCAAGAATCAAATCTTGGATATTCTCAAGCTCTTCATGATAACTTGATTGCTCTGTATCACCACTTGAGAAACCTTTCATGGGAGAGTTTAGTAGTTTGTATGATGGAATGTTAGCAATACTACAAACTAATTGATACTGTGTCATCACATTAACATCAAGATCACTCAATGAAGTATCTAATTGTTCAATGCTATCATTTGCATCAGCAAATTTTATACCATGATTGTCTCGCAACTGTACCCAGTTTTGCATTTTATCATTGAAAGAATTATAGTCTGCTACTTTATCTTCCATGCCTTCCATTTTAAAAACATTTAAACGCTTTGATTGTACTAACATCGGGATTTCATTAGCTGTCTTTTCTGCACCGTATAAACGATTATATATTTTCTGTGTAAGAGATATTCCAGCATATTGATAAGTTGGTTTAAGGATGTCCGCGACTTCATCACCTCGAGTTATCACTAAATGACTTTTATGATATTTTTTCCCATTGATTTGCCAATAATTAGGCTCATAATAATTTAAGCTTGCTGGGTCTGAAACATTGTCTGAAGTATTAATAGGCGTACACCATTGAGGGTCTATTTGTGAAATTCCTTTATAACTTCCAGCTTTTACTCCATCAATGTTGAAAGGTTTCTCGTAGTAATTAGGGTCGGTACTTTCTACAACAAATAAAGCAACACGAATACCAAAAACTTTAGTAAATTGCGATTGATTAATAAGCTTATCATTTATTTTATATTTATGCTTATCTAAATTTCTTATTTCATCAAATATTAGGCTATCTATTTTTTCATTATCAATAGTTGAAACTTTCCAGCCTTTTCTTATTGCATCTTTAGCTGGTAAATTGCAAGCTTTAGAAATAAAACTATTTTGAGCGATAATTGACATTGCACCAAAACCAATAAAACTATCACTAGAAAACCAATCAAAAGCTATAGGATTAACTCCATAATCATTACTCATGCTATAAGCATTATTAAAGCATACAGAATCCATGCCTGTATCTTGAATGCTTGGCTTTGATTTAATTGATTTATCAAAAGCATTATCTATTATTTGATTTGTAGTTGGCTTTTGTAAGCGTCTACCCCAAAACAAACTCTTTTCTTTTATTCTATTTTCTGTAGCTTGTGTATCAATTAATACTTTTTTTTTCTTAAATATATTAAACATTATTAACCTTAATAATTCACATAAATTTATTTTATCATATTTTTAAAAATATTAACCAAAAAATGAAGATGCTTTTTTAGCTAGTTCTGATATACCATCGTTAAGCACATCGACTTGATCGTCATGTTTTCCATTTGGGAATATTAAAAGCTCTGGTACTAATTCAGATAAATATTCAGCTCCGTCTCTAAAATACACTCTTCCGCTAGCTATATATGGAACGGCATCGTTAGCCCTTGTTATCTTATCTATACTTCTCTGTATTGCCTTTACATTTATATTATTATCTCTTTTAATCGATTGAATTAAACCAGTACCGCTAGCCTTATCCTCTACACACAAGTTTCTTAATGAGCCATTAGATAAGTTCTTATGCTTCTCCCAAAATGAGCAAGTCATTTGTTTCAGCTCTGGAGCTTCCCACTTACCTCTTAACTGGTCTATAAGATAAGCGTCTTTATTTGCCGTATATCCCCATACCTGTAATACACTATAATCATTTGCTTCTTTAGTTTTCATTGCAGTATCAGCAAACATTAATCTATACTTAAATACAGGCTCGACTTGATAATATTTAAACCAGTCTTGCTTATATAATCCACCGCCTTTAGGTGCTGGTATCTGCATATATTGACCAGCGAACACATAAGGATTAGCACTTTCAAGTCTTTTCAAATCTTCTATACTGTGTTTGTATTCCCACAAAGGCAAACCATTATCATCAATAGCTGGTATATTAAGGTGTGTCCACTCTTCCCCATTACCACCATTTAATAAGAAACCGCTAAGGTCTTCTTCGTGAAGTCTTTGCATAATTAGAATAATAGGCGTATCTTTTGAGTTTGTTCTGCTTTCTATAGTAGTTGAAAACCAGTCTATTACATTGTTACGCATTGTATCGCTATTTGCTTCACCTGCCTTGTGCGGATCATCAATTATAATTGCACCCTTAAAATTGGTTGACATACCACCAGCACCGTAGCCAGTTATTGTACCATCAGCACCAGTAGCATATACACAACCGCCTGCGTTAGTACGCCACTCATCCTTAGCGTTACTATCGTTTCTTAGTCCTGCTTTCCCGAATATTTTCGTAAAGGTCTCTCCCTCAACTATAGCTCTAGCATTCCATGTATTGTTAGTTGCTAACCTTTTAGAATAACTTGCGTGTATAAATTCGCTATCTGGATAATTACCAACACACCAAGCAATAAAGTTAATAACCGCTAGCTCTGTCTTTGAATATCGAGGGGGTATATTGATTATAAGCCTTTTAATATCGCCTATCACAACACGCTCAAGATATTCGCATATAACTCTATGATGCCAGTTTTCTACCCAGTCTATACCTTTGCGACTTTTAAAAATAGTCTTTGAAAAAGTTAGTAGGTCTGTTCTGCATTCAACAATGTCATTTACTTGCATACTTTGCCTTGAGGGCTTCAGTTATTAAATCGCTATGAGTATTATTATTCTGCTGTGCATTAGTGTTATTAACTGTAACTTGACTGCTAGCGTTCCTTTGATTCACTCCTAATGTAATACTAGCCTTATCAACTGTATCAGCTAAATTTTTAAGGTCGGCAGTGTTCAGCTCTCTTTCTTGGAATGATTGTATACCATCTCCAATACTTACCTTCTCAACAGTCCTATTTGATATAATCAAATCCTGTGTTCTTTTGATTAGCTTCTCACTAGCATTGAATACTAAATTTTGTCTTCTAAGAATGTCGGTGGCAGTGTTCATTATCGCGTTCATTTCTGTTTCGCTTTTGCACTCAAACCCTTTGTCTAAGGCAATCTTAGCATCTACAAGGTGTTCATTTATCGGTACTACACCTTTAGTGATATTATTGATAGTACCTAACGAAACATTATGTCTTTTTGCTAACTCTCTTTGACTGTATTTATTGGTGTGATAATCAGCTGATATCTTATTTTTAATTTCATCTGTTAATTTAGACATTGTTAATATCACCCATAGTTATATCATTACCGCTATTTTTCTATCTACTATCTCATCTGCATCAAACCAAAAATCTTTACCATCTTTAAGCTGGTTAGATTCTTTTTTATTAATACCTAAATAAAATTTATCCATCATATTATGCATTACTTTTATGTTACAAGATAAATTTGATTGCACCTCTTGAGATTTTCCATACAGACTTTGAGAGAATGTATGATACATCAATGAAGAATATGAGTATATATATCTATTTTGACAAGCACCAAACAATGAAGCTCCAGCGGAGTAACCAAAATTCAAATAACCGTTAACTGTAGCAGTAGTTTTTTGCAAAATGTTTATGTAACTAAGTAACAAACTTACAACACCACCATTCGAGCTTATATGAATGTTTAAAGTATCTTTTTCTTCTAATTGAGACAATTTATTAAGTATCATGTTATGACCGTGTTCTGCATCATCAAACTCGCCAACATACAGATCATAATTATTTTTTTTATTACTTATAAGTGAAAAGTTTTCTTCTTTAGTATGAATTTCTATTTGTTTATATTCTGATTTTTTCTTGCTCACAATTGTCTCCTTGTGCAAAGTCCTTGTTTGGTGGCAGGAGGTGGACATTCCTCTTTTCGGGATATCTCCCTAGCCACAAAAATAAATATATCATTAATAAATAAATTTATCAAATTTTATTTTATTTCTCCTTTTTGTTTAATCCATAAATTAAAACATCATCAGTTATCAATTTCCTCATGCTTTTTCTATCTTTTACATATCTGCAGTATAAAAAAGCTTCGAAACTACCAGTTATTAACTCTCTCATGCTTTTTCTATCTTTTAAATGTAAGCAATATAAATAAGCTACGAAACAACAAGTAATAAACTTTCTCATACTTTTTCTATCTTTTACATATTTGCAATACAAAAGAGCATTATTGCTATCAGTTATCAACTTCCTTATACTCTTCCTGTCTTTGACAAATCTGCAATATAAATAAGCATCCTCGCTATAAGTGATCAATTGTCTAATTTCTTTAGTATCTTTTACATTTTCACAATATTTATATGCTTCATAACTTGTCATATTTATTTTTCCAATTTATTTATCTTCAATAAAATTCTCGAAAGTGGCAAATGCTTCTTTAGTGCAAGGTATATATTCAATAGCACCAGATAATCGAACATCTCCAGTGTAGTTAAGTCTGCCACCTTTAATACCATTATTTGCAACAGCAGATAAAGATAATCCACCTCCATCCCATCTCCATAATCTTAATGAATAAGACAATTTACAGTCCATTGAGTTTTGTGGATTAATCCAATCTACCATCCCTATGTGTACACCTGACGAGTAAGTCCTGACAACACATATCATGCCAACCATTGGGTCTTTGTATTTAACTTCATTATTATTAATTTCATTATTAAACATGCTAGCAATTTTTTTTAATTCTTTAAATGTTAAGTTATCAATATTCATTTTTTTATCCTTTTTTTTGATTAATTTAAAAATATTCTCATTTTAGTTCACCTAATCACCAGAGCCATTACCATAGCCTTTGCCACCACCATAGCCACCACCATAGCCACCACCATAGCCAGAGCCAGAGCCAGAGCCAGAGCCAGAGCCATCACCATCACCACCACCATCACCACCACCATAGCCACCACCATAGCCATAGCCACCACCATAGCCAGAGCCATCACCATAGCCAGAGCCATAGCCAGAGCCAGAGCCAGAGCCAGAGCCAGAGCCAGAGCCATCACCATCACCATCACCATCACCATCACCATAGCCAGAGCCATTACCATGATGTAACCTTTTAATATCTTCTAGTATCATTATTTTATTTATCCTTATTATCTACTTTTAAGTAATTTGCTAATTCTTTATAATAGTTTTTTGCTATCAACTCAAGTTTTTTAACATTGTTATTATCTATTGCGTCTTTTATTTCTCATTTTTTTGTTTAAAAAGGAATATCATCATCATCAAAATTATTATCAAACTGTGGTTGTGTTGCTTGCTTTTTTGGTGCTTCACTTCTCTGTTGTGGTGCATTACCGCTAGAAACAAAATCAAATCCCTCAATTATCATTACATTTTTAGATCTGTTTTCTCCGTTTTTATCTTGCCATTTTTCTGTTTTAAGCTTTCCAGTTAAATATATTTGGTCGCCTTTTTTTCCTGAATATCGATTAAGTATTTCAGCCTGCTTACTAAAACTAACAAAGTCTTGATATAACTGACTTTCATTATCTTTGAACTTTTCACTGCTTGCTATAGTACCTTTAAGCACTGGCGTACCATTTGCATTTATCATTTCGGAATCTCTGACAAATCTTACTAAACCGCTTATTTTCATTAACATTTTATTTCTCCATATCCAATTTTTTAAAAGCTTGATAAATTTTAATAAACAAACCTTTTTTATTTTGTGAATTTTCAAATCTTGATATTATTTCCATTTCAATATCGTTATTTTTTATCAAATCAAATTTAATTTGTTTGATATTATTTTTAGAATACTTATTTTGTGCTTTAACTAAAGATTCGCTTCTAGGCATATTTCTCCTTTT